CGTGCGGGCGAATGCGCCCGGCTTGATCTGCTCAATGAACGGCAGCGGCTCCGAATCGCTATTGAACACCGCCGCGTACCCCTTGAACGTCATCTTCTCGCCGACGGCACGGATCTCCATGTCGTCGACGAAGTGTGCGCGTGTCTCCATGACTGTTGTCGCCTTCCTCGTGGCCGGCGGAAGCTCGCCGACGTTCACCGCCTTGATACCGAGCGCCCGATACATCCGACGCATCGACGCATTGTTGTCGATCGCGAGGACGACGTCATACTCCTCCAGGAGCCGCTGTGCCGTCTCGCGCTTGAAGTTCAGGGTGTCCGACGTCGACCCCGGGTTCATGATTAGTTCCTCATAGTCGACACCCGCCGCCGCGAGCGCCCGCTCCGTTGATGCCCGGTCGGACTCACTTCGGCCCGTCACGATGTACACGTCCTCGGGTGACTCGTCGAGGAACGCGACCGTCTCGGCGATCGGGGTGTCCCCGTTGAGGATGGTCCCGTCGATGTCGCAAATAATGATCGGTTCCCCGCCGACGATCCTCTTACCAGCCATGTCACCCTCTCGAATCATTGCCGCTTGCCTGTCGAACCATGCACGAGCTGGAGCAGGATCAAGAGGATCAATGCCCCACAAATAATGTGCCACCGCGCCGGGTCCCGGGAAGTTGTCATCACCTGCATCATTATTCTGCGCAGCCTCCAAATCGACCGCATGACGTGCCGCCCACGCACTCGACCGCAGCACCTTGTCATCACTGATCTGACCGTCAGCCATCAACCGCGCTTCGCGCACCGTGCCGGCCGTGACCCCGTCACCCGCGTCGCCAGCCTCGAACAGTTCGACTCCACGGCTCGCAGCGTCCCGAATGTATGCGGGGATCTCGCCCGTGATCCGCTTCCCGCGATCGCCACCCGCACCGGACGCCGACCCCGGCTCATTCGTGTCCGACCCGGTGATCTGATCACCCGCAGGAGCTGGCGCACGAAGCTCGCCACCCGGCTCCATGTCCTCAGCGAGGGACAGGGCGACCATCTGGTCGACCGCGCCCTCCTTCGACTCGTGGCAGGCGATCACCTCACCGTCAGCCTTCACAACCGCCCACGAGGGGCAGTCCGTCCCATCGCTAATGAAGTACGGCATGAGGCCCGCTCACGGATACACGCTCGCCGGATCGAGCGGATTGATCGATGCGACCGACTGGAGCGACGTCACCGGAATGCCCGTGTGTGCGATCGCTGGCATGTCAAGCGCCTTCAATGCTTCGGCAGGGTCGAACCCGGCCATGATCAACCGCGTCAACATTTGTGTCTTCCGGTCGGTCTCCACGATGTTTGCGGCCGCGAGGTTCACGTTCGACAACGGCACCCGGTACTCGTCTCCGCCGTCAGCGGGAGGCATATCTTCGAGCCGGTGGATGTCGTTGACGGACAGGAACCCGGCGAGTTGCCCCGTCGAGTACGCAGCGAACCTCGTCTGAATGTCGCCCCGCAGGATCGCGTCGAGGTTGAACTTGACGAACGCCGGACCCGGCAGCAACGTCGACAACGCCGTCTCGAACTTGGAGATGATCGGCCGGAGCGTGTACTGCGCGAACTGGATCGCATTCTGCTCCACGCTCGCGTACGACATCGCGCCCGGTGTCGCGACCTGGAGAAGATGCAACGGACAACGGAAGATCCGGGCGATCTCCTCCACGCTAAATTGTCGCGATTCCAGCATCTGGGCCTCGTTCGGGTCGACACCCGTCTTCACGAACTTCGCCCCACCGAACAGGACACCAGGACGATGCGCCCGACGTAGGCCCTTGTGGCCTTCCTCGAACCCGTCGGCGAGATCCTTCGCCTGCTCCTTCGTCAAGTTCCCCGGCCATTCGATCAACCCTTGAGTCGTCGACCCCTGCCCGAAGAACCGCGCCGAGAACTCCTCAAGGGCAGACGCCAGTCCGAGCATCTGCTTGACTTCCTCGATCCGGGACACGCCACGCAGCGCACCCGGCCGCCGCAGCTCCGTGATGTGCAGCACCTCCGCAGCGGTGAGGACCGCACCGGCCGCGCCCTCGATGCCGTACTCGACCTCGCGGGTCGCCGGATTCCGGCGGACCTCCACCCGAGTCGGATCAAGGACCGTGAGGCTCGTGACCTCACCGGCCCGACCCCGGAAGATCCGAATGAACACGTTCCCGTCGAGGAGGAGGCTGACCATCGCCTGCTGAAGGAAGTCCTCCCGAGCCATCCCGATATCGGGACGCTCAACCCAGATCGGCTTCGGCCGGAACACAAGCCGCGCACCACCCTCACGGTAAAACGTGTCCACCGGCAGCGTCGATATCGTGTCCGCGAGGAGACGCACGCACGCGTACACGGTGCCGATCTTCAGGCTCGTGTCATAGGTGACGACGGTCCCCGCGTACGTCTCACGGGCAAGGTTGCCGCCAGAAGCGAAGATCGTCTGGAACGAAACGGCCCGCTCTTCACGCGGCCGAAGGAGACTACCCAGCATCAATACGCTCCAAAGTGACGCCGACCAGGACGCCCGTCAGTCCCAGCGCAATCAATCCCGCCGGAATACTCCACACGAACACGCCCACATTGACGAGGAACAGGCCTGCGCCCTGCACGATCACGGCCACGATTGTCCTCCTCATGTCGCCCAATAGCCCGGCGCGACCAATTCTTGCACAACATTAGACCGCGACGTCGCCCGATCGAACGCAATAACCGCCGCGACCGCAGCGTCGATCCGCCTCGAAGACTGCCGATGCTCCTTCACGATGCGCGGCCCGAGGCGATCAGTCTTCACCGCACAGTTCCCAATATGCCGCCGAAGCACCGCATCGCCGTCATGCGTCATCGTGCCCGACATCACCGCGTCATAGAACTTTGCGCTCGCTGGCACCATTCGAGCTGGGCTGCTCGAAGCGTATTCGCTGATCGGGACACCCGCATCACCAAGCGCCTCCATCGACCGCGCCCAACGATACGGATCACATGCCACCTCGAGGACGTCCAACTCTCCACACGCGGCCATGATTCGAGCCTCAACCTCTTGGATCGGGACACGCCACTCATCAGGATCACCCGGCCCCTTCTCCCACACCTCCACCACCCACACGTACGGGTTCTCCTCCACCGTACAACCGATCAGCGCCGTCGCGTCGCCGGAGAATGAACCGTCGAACCCGAGGACCACCGGAACGGAACGATCAACCACACGCTCGACCTGCAAGCCTTCCCACGTCGCGGCCGGTAGCCACGCGTGCGACGAGTTCACCCAGCAGTTCATGCGCTTGATCCGGTACTCATTCTCAGGTGTCCGCTTCACCGCGCTGACGAAGTCCTCCGCGTCGCAAATGTCGCCGTATCCGGGGTTCGGTGCCAGCCACGACGCCGGATCACGATGATCCGCCGTGTCCTCGCCCTTCCACCACGCCATGAAGAACGACGGGTCGACGATCTCGCCCGTCGCGACCTTCTGCCCATACAAGAACTGGCGGTACGCCGTCGAGTCCGACCCGGTGACATCCGTGCGGACGCCGGCCGTCGTCACCGCGATCGTGATCGAATCAACCCGAGCCGCCTGCGCCAACGTCATCACATTCCACAGATCGCCGTTCGGTGCGGAGTGCAGCTCGTCGTAGATGACGCACGTCGGCGAGAGTCCTTCCTTCGTGTACGCCTCCGACGAGAGGACCCGGTAGACCGAGCCGGTCGCGACGACCTCCACCGCGTCCCGGTAAATCTTGCACATTGCGGACAGTTCCTTGCTCGCCTCGATCATCTTCTTCGCGTCACCGAACACGATCCGCGCCTGGTCACGATCCGCCGCACACGAATACACCTCGCCACCGTTCGACCCCAACATCAACGCGTGCAACGCGATACCCGACCCGAGGGCGCTCTTGCCGTTCTTCCGGGCCATGCCGATGATCGCCGTCCGGTGCTTCCGCCGGCCATCCGCACGCCTCGCGAACACATCCCCGAGGAGCATCTTCTGCCACGGCCGCAGCAACAACGGATGACCCGCCCGGCCCCCCACCGAATCCTTCACCTGCACACACAGACCCTCAATGAACTCCGCGACCTCCAGCCCGTCACCCGCAGCCCGCTCCACATCCGACACCGACGTGAGAATCGACGGAGGCCAGCCCGCAACCGTCACGCCTTCGGCCCCGTCCGCCGCTCACGCTTCAACCTCAACTCGTCCAGGACAGAACCCGACCGCACCTCACCGACACCCATCTTCGCCCGATCAACCGGACTGAACCCCAGCATCGAATACATGACACGGATCTCCGCCTCAAGATTCCGCAGCCCCACACGATCACGCCAGTCGCTACCGTCGAACAC